ACGCGTACCACGGAGCGAACGTGCGATCACTCGTGTGCTGGATGTAGAATGCCATTTGGATGACTCTATGCACTTTGAACTAACCTCGACAACACACGAAATGGTAGTCGGCATCAGGTCCGTTATAGGCAAACATAGGGGAAACACACTTGAACCCAAGAGACTCGATAAAAGGAAGAGACTGCTGAACCTGTGGAGCTCCCTGGTTATACTCGGTATGCTGAAGCTCGACTATAAGATCCTTCACACTCTTGAGGGTCTCAGTCGCTCCTCGGAGTACATCAACTTCAGATCCCTGAACATCAATTTTAATAAGATCAGGTGGAGGAAAGCCCCGCTCTTTTACCACCTGATCGAGAGTCTTTGTCGTCCTCGTACTCCTCATTTCATCAGTGAAAAAATCGGTACAACCAATCTCACGATAATACGAATTTCCACCCGGCCAGAGGTCATTTTGCCACCAGTCGACAGTTTTTACCGAATCACTCAGGATTCCTATGTTGTAATCATACCCATCATACAGAAACTCGGCTGGCTCAAATGCATCAAAGAGAATATATTTAGCATCCGGCCATACGGTCTTTGCATGTTGAGTCCAATGAAGAACACAACTCCCGATGTCATAAATAACTTTTGGCTGACTCTTGATAGTGGATAAATACTTTACGTGTTCCTTGAAAAAAATAGCTCCATTGTTCGAGAGACCCGTCAGATGGTTTTGAAGCTCCATTTAATTTTATACTAATTTTGTTTTTAAATTAAAAATTATTTCGAGTACATTGAAAGTATTTCTTTTATAACCTGATTTCTGACTATATCATTTTCACTAAAATTGATATGAGCAATGTCACTCGATGAATTAAGTATCCTAGAGATGAGATCAGAAAGACCATTATTTTCAAAGCCTCGATCATGCTGGGCAACATCTCCCGCCACAATAATCTTCGAATCATCACCAATACGGGTAAGCAGCATCTTCATCTGAGAAGGGGTGCTGTTCTGCATCTCATCCCCGATAATCCATGCATTATCAAATGTACGACCTCGCATATAAGCCAGTGGGCATATCTCAATTCTACGGTCTTCAATCATTGTTTTGACTTGTTTCACTGACATATACTTATACATGGCATCGAACATTGGACGAGTCCATGGATCCATCTTCTTCTCCAGACTTCCTGGAAGGAATCCATGCTGCTCATCCACACTCACTGCTGGGCGAGTCAAAATCATACGATGGACCTGACCACTTGCAAGAGCCTTTGAACCTGCGTGACACGCTAAGAGAGTTTTACCAGTACCTGCTGGACCTGTACTGATAACTACCGGGACTGTAGAATACAAAAGGTCTAGGTACTTTATCTGGGAGACATTACGGGGGTGGAGCATGGCTACTAATTACCAATTTTATATCAAAATTAGTGAGACGCGGGTGTGTATCAATTTTGATCTAAAATTAAAAATCAAGGGTGGCTACTAGCCTGTCGAAAATATAGAACCGCTGGGTTTTCTCGTCTATGATGATCTTGTCAATGTGAGTCCACACTGGGTACCCACCGAGTGCCTTGGTTATGAAACAGTTGTGATAGGTTTCACCTTCCTTGGACTCGTACCAAAAGTCCCCGTATTTATGATGAGTCTCAGGAAGGAAAGACTCGATAACATAAAGGGCATCGAACAGATTATTCGCGTAGATGGGAGCATAATGACCTCTACTGATCCATTCGATCAAGAGGGAACCAACTTCATTTGTTGAGTTTACATTATATAGAGCCACTTTTGCCAAGTCTCTCTTGAAAGAGTCCCATGAAGTGAACTCATGGAGAGGCTTGCGGCGAGCCTCAAGAAGGCGCTCCAGCGTATCGAAGTTTTCCCCGTACACACGGACAACCATTTGCCCCCCAGTGTGCCTTGAGTCATAACCCTGACAAGACACGAAAAACTTCAAAACTGCAGAAACTTTGGGTAAGATGCGACAGATGGAATATTGAGTAAAATTTTTTGGGTTTTTGTATCAATTATATTCTTCTCAAAACCTTGCTTGAAGATTTTAGCATCCTCTTTCGCAACATTAAAATCTTCATACATTATGGGAATCGTGTGAACGACATCATTCAGGATGTACTGAATTTGGAACATTCTAAACTTAATCTATATAAGTTTCTACACCTTAACTTGAATCATTTTCCTCAAGTTTTCGGTTATTTTTCTATTTATATTCTGAGGTAAATTTCTAAAAAGTGATGATGCATTCGGCTGACGAGAAGCTGCCGCTCTATGTCTTTTTAAACTTGATATTGTCTTAACATAATTCGCATAATTACGTATGTACTTTTTTTCAGCATTTAATATTTCGTTTCTGTTTCCACCACCAGTTCTTTTAATGAAATTCCGAACTAAATGAAGATAACGCTCCATAGCCACAACAAATTTACGATGCATTTTTTTTTGTCTTTCAAAGAGTGCCTTGTGTAGAGGTGTCGGACCTCCAAAATATCCAGAGTTCCTTGATTCTTTGTGAGCTTGATGAAGATTTTTACTCGCTTGGTTGTATTTCTTTTCAGCATTCTTATATTCTAAAAGAGATGCACTTACACGATTCAGCATAGTCATGGGATTTATCTTTGAACGTGATGGTTTGACGAGAGACGTGCGAATGGGTGTTGCAAACATACGCAAACGATTTGGTGACGCACTCATTACTTTTATAGAATATTATTATTTACTTAAAAACTATTCTCTTATAATGTTAAATGGATCGTGAAAACCTTTACGTGATTTCCGTTTTGACCAATCCAGAGCGTTACAAACAGCGTACCAAGCTTTTCAAGGAGTTTATGGGGCGAATGAAGAATTACGGAGTGAATCACGTAGTTGTTGAGTGTGTTCAGGGCTGCCGCCCATATGAGGTGACAGATGCATTCAATCCCCTGCACATCCAGCTCACAACCAACTCTGTTGTGTGGATGAAGGAGAATCTCATTAATATCGCACTCTCTCGACTCCCAGCCAATTGGAAGTATGCAGCTTGGATCGATGGAGATGTTGACTTTGTGAACCCTGACTGGGTTGAGGATACACTGCACGAGTTGCAACATGCCCCTGTGGTCCAGCTGTTCGAGCACGCCATCGATCTCGGACCAGACCACGAGATTCTCAACAAGTGGGAGTCTTTCGGATCGTGCTACGTCAAGGGAAAGCCCTTCAAGGGATCCAAAAAGGAGTGGGACAAGAAGAAGGATAGCGATGAGGGCTATTATTTCGGTCAGTATGGCGAAGGCTCCGGTGAGTACTGGCACTCTGGGTACGCATGGGCAGCCACACGTGAGGCTCTGAACGGCTTTGGAGGTCTCATCGACTTTGCAATTGCAGGAGCGGGCGATCATCATACAGCGTGCGGTATTATCGGTAAGATTATGCACTCTGTGCCCAATAAGGTTCACCCCAATTACATCAAGTTGCTCAAGGAGTGGGAGATGCGCGCCCTCCGAACCGCCCACAAGCACATGGGATTTGTCAAGGGGACTCTTGTGCACTACTGGCACGGTAAGAAACGCGACCGCCAGTATCGCGGACGCTGGGAAATTCTCACTAAGAATCAGTATGATCCCACGCGCGATATCCACAAGGACACACAGGGTCTGTGGGTCCTACATCCTTCGAACAACCTCCTCCGCGATGACCTTCGCCACTACTTTCAGAGTCGCAACGAAGACTCGATAGACGTTTAAAGCTTTTGTTTATATACTAGATATGAAGTCACCCCTGCGCTATCCAGGTGGTAAGACGAGAGCAGTGAAAATTCTCAAAAAATATGTAAATACGCACTTCCCCGGTAGAAAGGTTATACTTTCACCCTTCTTTGGTGGGGGTAGCTTTGAGATTGCTATGAAAGAGGAGGGGTACAAAATATTCGCAAATGATCTTTTTGTACCTCTTTATAGATTCTGGACAGTTCTCAAGAATGAGCCAGCACATCTCACAAGCCTCGTAAGAGCTCAGATGCCCATTTCAAAAGAGAAATTTTCAGAAATCAGGCAAGATATTATGGATTCTGAAACTTATGAAGAAATGGCTGCATCGTATTACATCATCAATAGATGCTCGTTCAGTGGCTCAACTTTTTGCGGAGGGTACTCGGCTCAAGCTGCGACTGGACGGCTCAATGATTCGTCCCTGAGGACTCTTGCAACCTCAGACCTAAAGGATGTTGAGTTTTATAACATGGACTGCTGTGCCTTTCTGAATGCACACCCAGAAAAGGCTGATACGCTCGTGTATGCAGATCCACCTTACTATATCAAGACTTACATCTATGGAAAGGATGGGGACATGCACGAGTCGTTTGATCACGCAGCATTTGCTTATACTATCAAAAAGAGAAAGGACTGGATTATAAGTTATAATGATTGCGAATATATTAGGGAATTGTACAAAGGGTGTCGTATTTTTACAGAGAGTTGGGCGTATGGTATGAATGCATCGAAGGAGTCTTCAGAGGTGATCATACTTCCACCACTCTAGGTTTCTGTTCGATTTCTTAAGAGATTTCCGACTAAAAACCAAAGAAGCCATGACTGACCCAGGAACACTCGAACCTGTGTGTTGCTTACACCGAACCCTCCATTTGGTGTCAGCTTCAAAGAGTGGAACTCCAAATCCAAGAGGATCGTCACCAGTATGATACAGTCCCATATCCTCAACCTGAATATAAGAAGATCCCTTACTTTTGTAATACTTGGCTATAATTGACCTGTCCTCTATGGGAATATATTTTGGTTCAAAATTAGTTTTCTCTTTGAGCCAAGTTTCTTTGGTCTTGTCCCCTGTAAGAAAAGAAGGGACTCTCCCATCCCACATAATTTCACTCTTAAATTCAAGATGACCATTGACGAGTGGGATTGATATTTGTCCAGCCTCAGTTGCACTCCCACTTTTTGCCTCAAAGGACACCTTGGTTTCACCTCGAACTATAGTTACATCGGGGCGATTACTACTTCCTGCGGTTGGGAGTACATTTTCACCCAGAGATATGAGAATGTCGTGAATCACATTTTCATATTTCTTGCCGCGCTTTGCTGCTTGACTCATTAGTTATTTTCATTACGTTTTACTCTTCTAAGTGTTCCTCCTCCCTGTAGTAAGAAAGGTACATGATGCGCGCAAGATATATATTCCAAGCCCAAACGGCTAATACGAAGAAATACATTAGTTATTCAAGGTTTGTTTTGTTTAAGCAGCTTAGTATGTATAAAACGAGGTTTATGCAGACTCGTCGAGTATTTTATCTTGTTTCTCATAGTTAAACTATTGTAAAAATTTGTAGGTTTTCGTAATATATTTTGAACCTGCCGAAGTCTACTTGTATTTACATTAGGACGAAGTTGTCCTACCCATGAATTAAAATTCAAATTCTTATTACGTTTTAGAGCATTGAGAAAGTTGTCAACTGTTTTTCCACCGAGTTTATGAGGTGCTCTAACTTTATACCAAAATGATCCCGCATTTGGAAGAAAAGTCCTATATGCAGAGCCAGGTTTCGGTGGGCGCACTTTTCCTCGAATATAAGGTGAATATCTTATATGTTCACGAGTGCGCGTTGACATTTTGCGTTTGATACCACTCCAACCAGAGGCTGGTACATTTGAACCAGTGTGATTTATATGTTTATAATCACCTGGTGGTAAACATGCATTAATGATATAAACCCCTGGTCCGAGTCGACGCAGGACAGTTGAAAGAAGAAGTCTACTGTTTCCGTGATTAATGTTTGTATAAATTTCTGAACGAGCAGGTGGAGGTTCCCTAGCAAGATTCGCGGCTAGAGATGAACGATTTCGTCTTTCCAACGGAAGCCTCCATACGTATCCAAATGAAGGATAGTCTTTATCAAAAAAAGTAAGTGATACATTTGGCATCTTCTCACCAGGAAAAAAAGTGCGTGAAAGAATGTCCGATGTATGATGCCATCCCCTCCTTTCACCACTCTTGAAGAAAGTCTTCAAACCACTGTTGGTCGTGAAAAATTCACTTGCTACCATTCGACCTGCGGAAATATACATACACCTTCCAGGTGTTGCCATGAACATAACTATAGTATTTCCTGGAACTTCAGATGAAATATTAGCTACTTCATTGATAGTAGCAAGAGATCCATGAGCTTCTACGAGTTTGCATCCGTATTTTTCATATGTAGAAATAATTTTAGCTTCTAAATTTTGGGACGTTGTTTGACCACGAGTTACCCTATTACTCATTCCTATATTATACATTATAAAAAAAATTAATCGCTCTTGAGCTGCAGCTTCACCATAGAATACAGTTTCTTCAATTTATCATGATTATAAATCCTCTTCAGAACACTCAAATAGGTCTCGAACCCCTCGCACTCAAACGTCCAAAGGTTCTTTGCGGGGTCTGGGCGGTGAACAGTGGCATTCACGGGGAAGATGGGGACGAAGGACAAGACAGCAATCTGAAACAACTGCCAATACATTTACTCATTACACGGGACTAGGCTCTAAGTTCCTTCACATCTTCTTCAAATTCACGATCGAGGCGACGACGACACATTGGGTGGGAGGGGTCGGTGTTGCACCTCCTCCATACCCGCTGAATCACCTCACACTGATGGTTTGCTGCAATCATCGCATTCCGCAGTCTTGGGTACACGACTCGGTTATAGACATTCATAATATTTTGAGAAATCCTGTCAGTGTACACACCGAGCTGCTCGGGAAACTGGTTGTTCATAGCCACCCATATGCAATTTTGGATTAAAATTACTGATTGGTCAAGGATGTCTGTCACCTCCTTGAAACCCTCATAGGATCTCTTGAGCCATGAAAACTCAGTGCGGATATAGTCTTCGATTCGCTGATTATCTTCATTCGTGAGTTCATCCACGTCGTGCCAGTATCCCACGTTCGTTTCAAACAGAAGAGTCACAGGGAGCATTCGGCTCAATTCATGTTCGAGAGTGTGAAGTTGCTGATCCACATAGGTGTACCTGGGCTTGATAGGCGCGTTCATTCTTGTCTCAATCAAAGGTGGAATTTTCTAAGCTTGACAGGACACGAAAAAATTTCCTCGGGTATAGTAATGAGTAATTTTACCAGAGCAATGTTCAACGCTTATTCTAATCATAAAAATGTACCTAACACTGTGAGAAATAATTACAAAAATAAGATTGCACAGGGGAACTATCGAGCTGCATTTAATGCCATTAGCAAGTACCTTCCTTATTACAAGCGTAATAACCTATCAAACCTTGTAGGACAGTTTACAACCCATCCATATCAGCCTTATGCTCCATTGAATAAAAGTAAGACCAATTACAGGAGAAATAATAACGCAAAGAGAATTATAGAACAGGCAGGTTCAGGAAATGCCAAGCGTATAGTTGACATTTTACAGCCCTATCGCGGTGGTTCTGGAGGTGTTCAACTCGGATATTTAGTAAATCGTTTTAACAAAAATCCAATAAAGTACGCAATGGTCAATCGAAATACTGGAAATCTTTATGCTTTTGCACTTTTAGATAATAAGAATACACTGAATTATCCTCAGACGCGTTACTTGGATATTTTGGGGGGTCTCAAGGGAACCGGAGGACGACTTATGAGCAAGATAATTAATAATGCCAGGACAAATAACAAAAATTCCATTACACTCAAGGCGGTTGTTCAGAAAGTATCAAAATCAAGAGTTGGTGGACGTTCGGTGAGAATTCCAGTAAACACCATGGGAGAAAGAAACAAGCTTGTAAATTGGTATGAAAAATTCGGATTCACAACAAATGGTAAGTTTGTAAATTCTACGGGACTTCAACCTATGATCAAATACCTAAAAAATCAGAGTCTAATAAAAGCTAAGAAAAAGATGCTTAAGAAACGAAAGGCGAATGAAATTGATTCTATGCTTACACGACGTGTTACTCGCTCGCGCGCCTAAATCTCCCCATCAGGATCGTACATCGGCGAATCCTCCTCCCACCCCCCCCGCCACTGCTCCTCCTCGTAAATCTCCCGCTCCAGCCGCTCGCGCCGCTCCTTGAACTTTTCGACTAGCCCCCGCACGTACTGGCACATCTCCACATAAATCGGACTCGTCGGGTCGAATGGAGTATTCCAATTGATTGCAGCCGCCTCCTTCTCCTCCGCGCTCTTCAACTCCGCCTTGAGATTCACCAGTGTCTGTTTGTGCATCTCCTCTCGCTCAAGAGCAGGAACCTCAAAATAGGCATCCACAGCGTGCTCCTCAAGATCACCCGAACAATAATCCTCCGCCTCAAGCTCCCAGCGCTGATCTTTGGTTATATTGTTGTAAACATAATTCGCCATAAATTCATACATAGAAGGAGTTATGGACTCATTCAGATACTCTTCAAAATCTGAATACGTCCATTTGTAACACGTAGACTCGCCATCGGTGGCGACAAGGAAGCCGTCATCGTTGACCTGGAGATCCACGTTAGGAGACATTTTGTTATTTAGTATAGATGGTTAGACTCTAAGCCTGGACAGAACACGAAAACTTACTCCGCGTCCGCCTCCTCCTTCTTGGTATAGACGGCAAGAGTCACCTTGAAAGCCTGTGCAGCTGCAGCCTTCTCTGGCACCTTGATAGCGTCAGTGGACTGCTCCATAGTGGCATTCAGAATCGCCTTGTACAGATTCGTGTCCTCAAGCTCAGCCTTGAGGTCAGCATTTGCATCCTTCAGATCAGCCTTCAGAGCAGACACGCGGTCAATCATCTTCTGAATACGGTTGTTCGCCATTTCTACTCTACCTAGGAGTCGACCTTTTAAGTGCGTTTGTCGCTTTAAGAAATAGAAATTACAACTAATAGATGTATGAGGTTCTTGGGCTTGATAAGGGTGCATCGGATGCAGATATCAAAAAGGCGTATCGAAAACTTGCCATGAAGCATCACCCCGACAAGGGTGGAGATCCAGAGCAATTCAAAAAGATCCAGGCTGCATATGATCTCCTTTCAGATCCTGAGAAAAGGGGGAATTTTGACCGATTTGGAACAGCAGAACCCCAAGGGTTTGGTAATCAGGGTCCCTTTCCGGCTGACATTTTTAGTCAAATGTTTGGGAACTTTGGGGGTCCGCGTGGACCTACTCGACGGGCAAACCACGATCATGAATTGAAAATTAGTTTTGAAGAGTCGTACCGGGGAACGACCCGCAAGATGATGGTGACCCTCAATAAGACGTGCTTCAACTGCAAGAAGAAATGTCAACAGTGCAACGGTCGTGGATCTATCCAGATGCAGATGGGACCCATGGCAATCAATCAGCCGTGTCCAGTGTGCAGGGGTGAGGGTGGGGTCACACACGGGTGTTCAGCGTGTAAGAATGGTTACAAGATTGAGCAACTCAATTTAGAACTAAAAATACCTGCTGGAATCCGTGAAGGGAATGCTTTGACTGGTCATGGGCTTGGTGAACAGGCAAGGAACCCTGGGGAGGATCCCGGAGATGTCATATTTCACATCAAGGTGATTGACCATCCAGACTTTCTTCGACAGGGTGATGACATCATCTATCGTAAGGATATCTCATTCGAGGATTCTGTGAATGGAAAGGAGCTTGTAATTCCTCATTTCGATGGACCTATAAAAATAAATACATCGGACTGGGGAGTCTTGGACCCTCGGGAAGACTATATTATACCAAATAAGGGATTCAAGGTGGAGGACAAGATTGGAAAACTTAGGGTTTCATTTAATGTTATTTATCCACACGCAAAAACTAAGTTTAATCTAACTCGCGTGCAATCAACAAACCAATCGCAATAATAGCAGAGAGACTACTGATGGTGACTTGATCGAGCACGATGTGAATAGCTTCATCGAGGCTTACTTGAGCATGATGAAAACCAAATTCGTTGAGGGCATCTGGTACGAGACTGAGGGTAGCTCCCCGTACCACGTGCTTTTTGAGCAAGTTTCCCGAACGAAAGGTTCGCTGGGACACTGGATGCCTCTGGACCCTGCGAACAGCTATGCGCGTATGAATGCAAACCTTGTTCATATTCCTACTATCTCTCAAGTTTTTAAAACTCCACACAATTATTCACAATTACAAGAGAAGTTATAAATGGATAATTTGTGAAGAATGTGTAAAATATGGGGGTGACGAGAATGACTATGACAAATCGAAAAACCTCCTTCTTAAAATTCATCTTGCTTCCATTACAAGTGTTTGCTCTAAGCTACAGGGAAGCTAAACTTGCTCGTCACCTCTTCTCCGTCATCTTCAGCGTCATAAATTGCAGCCTCTCGGGAATAGCACTGCTCTCGTCGAAAAGAGACAATACAGTCTTCTGGTTCAAAATTTACCTGAGTGACACACCACTGAAACCCAAACTTGCTCTTAGGATTTTCGATAATTTGCCACCCAATTGGTCTCTCAGGATTAGAGACAGATTTCACAGATCCATTATTGGATATAATGTAATTTTCCCCAATCTTAGGGGCAACCTCAAGATCCAATGAGTACAGTGAAGGGCTGCGAGCGAGACCAGGGTTCTCATTCGCAACAGGAGTGCACTGAAACATGACACCTGGGGAGAACATTTGCTTTAGTGAAAGATTTTGTTCTTAACCTTGACAGGACACGAAACTTTCTCCATGAGAGCCTCTTTCGCTCGTACCGCCTTTTTCGAGTAAATTGAAAACTCTTTCGACTTTTTCGCAGAATCGCGCTTTTTCTGGCGATCATCCATTCAACATTCTAGGTCCAGGCTTTTTATCTTGGTCAAGAGTAGAATGGAGTTCTCCTTTCTCAAAAAACATACCCGGTCACACAGGTTTCTTAAACTACTTTCTCAACCTGAAATAAACGCCATTTTAGACAGTTACGTCCCTCGGTTGCGTTCAATTCAGATATTTAATGTAAGGGAATTTCCAGAAGTTCAAGATGAATATTACGAAAAAATGGATAAAATTGTTGAAGAGGCACACGAGTCTCTCAAGGATAAATTAAGAACTAAAATTAAAAATAAAATGCCACATCAATCTCCTATTGTGATTTCTTCAGTTGTTTCCCATATTGCAGAATCTCTGTTTGACGTTCAAGCTCCTCTGAAAGCTCCTCGACATACTCCCACGCACTGCGACACTCACTCGTATTCTCATAATTGAAACATAGATTCTTTGCGTGTTGAATTGCAAGCTTTACATGACGAGGGTGAACTTTTGTGCGACTCGGAGGAGGTGAAGCACGGACAATAACCATGAGACGAGTCATCTATCTAGTTAGAGAGCTGAACTTTTAAATAGATAAATGAGAACCGTCACCCTCAAAGCTTCAAATGTTGCCTCCATGATTGGCAAACACAGGTACAAGCCGAGACAGGATGTGATGGATGAACTCTGGAAGAAATATAAGCCAGACACATTCACAAGCAAGACGAAAGAGGACAAAGCTGTGGAAGCTCTCGCATTTTCTGTGGAAGCTCAAGCTGTACTCGAGTCTGCTATGAAAATTGAGGCTAAGAATTCTGAGCAAGTCCAAGAGGTTTTCAAGAGTGCTCAAGAGGCTATCAATTTTGATTCAAAATTGAATAATGAACAGAAGGCTGAGGTGATTGATCATCTCAGGTCCAAGGTGTACACTACCCATGGGATACGTTCAGAGGATAAGACTGCTGACACGGTCGAGGAACTCAAGATGGAGGTTGAAGAGGTGAAGAAGCAGCACAAGGTGACTGAGATTGCTGCAAAGGCTGCAGAGTCGAATGTAGCCCAGGCAGTTGCAGCAGTTGCACCACTCATTGTCGCAGTCAAGACTGCTGAGACTGTGATGGTTCAAGCAGTTGCGGCAGTTGCTCCACTGATTGTTGCCGTCAAAAAGGCTGAACGTATTTATAAAAAGGCGGTGAAGGATAACTCCGGTATCGAGGAGGCGCGTAAACTCAAGGAGGATACCGAGCGTAAGGAGAGGGAGGCGCGCGAGGAGGCTCGCCTGGCTCAGGAGAAGAAGGAGGCACTGGAGCAAAAGGAGAGGGAGGCGCGCGAAAAGGCGAGAATTGCACAGCAACTACGGGAAATCGCAGACAGCATTGAGAGAAAGTGGAAGGATATGCTGGACAAAAAGTCAGCAGTTGCTGACAAACTTCCAGGGAATCTCATGCGTGACAATAACTTTTATAACCTGCATGTGTGCGAGATTGAGGGAACAAAGTATGTCATTTGCGGAAAGATTGATCGCATCGAGGAGCGCCCAGATGGTTCCAGGGTTCTCGTTGAGATCAAGAACCGTACAAATCGCCTGTTTCGTTCAGTTCCAGAGTATGAGTTTATTCAGGTTCAGGTGTATTTGCAGCTGCTGGGTCTTGTGCATGCTCGGCTTGTAGAGCAGTACAACAGCCAGATTCTGAGTCACGATATAACACGCGACGAGGAGTTTTGGGACAATGAGATCCTTCCGGAACTCAAGAAGTTTTGCGAGGAACTCAACTCAAAAATTATTTGAGAATGCTTTGGAGAACAAGTTCGGCACCAATGATCAACGCGGTCTGGAGAAGATTGCGCGTGATAAAGTAAACAATGACAGCCAGGAGAACAGCCACCTTGAAAGAGGGCGTTGCAACTGGATTCATTTCGCGGCGAATTTCAATATCAGCGACAGTATCAACATCGCTCTTGTAGTCCATTTATAATTACAAATATTTTTTACGCAAGCTGGACCTTGCCTGTTACAAAATCCTCAAAGGTGATTACGTAAACCTCATCATCATCTGTGGATGTCAGCTCCCACCCCTCAGACCCATGAAAGTCTGTCACTGTGCACTCCACAAAGCGCTTGTGATTCTTTCGACCAACCGTCAGGATAACTGACTTTCCAACGAGCATCTCGAGCATATCATCGTACGTCTCTACAGTGGTTGCAAGCTCATCACGCTCCTTGGCAAGCTCAAGAACAGCCTCAATGGCATCCATTTCTAAAAAGTATACGCTCCTGGTTTTTATCTGTGGAAGGAGTAGGAATGAGTGGACTTGACGTTTTACTTCTTTCACTTTCAGAAATTGTTGGTGATTTTGGATTCCGTTTCTTTGCGCAGAATGGGTCTTTAGCCTCTTTCGCTCAAGGAAGTGTTGGCTATGTTGCAGTCATTTATTATCTGATTAAAAGCTTTCGGATTGGAAATGTGACTTATGTGAATGGAATGTGGGACGGGGTCTCAGCGCTTCTTGAAACTGCTGCAGCCTACTTTATACTCGGAGAACGACTCAATACCCCTCTACAATACCTAGGACTCTTAGCTATTATACTTGGAATTTTCTTACTTCATTCGCCTGATAATTTGATACCTAATAATTAAACGATTATATAAAAGGACATTTCTGCCCACACATCTTCTAGTGCTCTTCCGCGCTTCCCTGTGCGCGCCCCTCCCCCTAGCTCCGGGTACTTGGTTGCAAACTCCTTTCGCGGCTCGTCATACCAAGTCCATCTATTGATGCTCCGGTCGCTGTAGTAGTCGTTCGAGTAGATGAGCACCTCTTCGATAGTCTCCGAAGAGACCTCCTCGCTCTTCAAAAAGTTGTAGGTGCGCTCGAGCCTGATCATCTCCGTCTTGAGCTCCTTCATCACATAGGAGCGGTAGGTGGCTACAACCTGGCGGCGGCTCCTGAAAGAGTCAATCTCATTCATAAACTTAAAGAGCACCTTTGGCTCAACCTCCATCTCCAAGAGGTCGAGCGCAAGCCAGGCTGCATCCACTGTGGTTTTCTCGCTGGCAATAGCCTCAAGGTCCTCATCAAGGCACTCCATGAACTCGGTGAAACGCTCATCAATCGCCTCACCCAGAACATCTGCACAACGAAGCTCCCAAGAATCCTCGTCCCACTGCTTCTGCATCTTGTGAAAGCCGCGAAAGTACATTGGGCGACGGCACATCGGACACCCCGTGCCAGTCCCCTTCAGATACCAGCTCTTGATGCACCCAGAGCAAAACTCGTGGGAGCAGCACAACTTGACAAAAGGTCCGGACTCTCCATAGCACACAGAGCACTCACGAGGGCAGGACATTTTGACTTTGGCTCTTACTAGGTGCTGAGACTTTAGGTGGCGACAGGACACGAAAACTTTTACATAGGGGTATACTAGATGTCATTAATAACCCGTCCGCCGACAATATCCCGCCCCAAAGGTTTTGGTAAAAAGCCGAACAACTATTTTACACTTCACACAAAATCAAATGATATATTTAGTATCAAAATTCAAGAATGCGAAAAGACAACTGCAGTTGCATTCAAGAACAAAAGTGACGCACTTTTCATAGGAAAAATGATCGAAACTCATTTTTTACAGACAAATGAGTGGCCGGATACTCGAGAGTCAGATTCTCTTATACTACCCAAGTCAGCTATAAATGATATGAACTTTGTTGTAGTGTACCAATGGGACTTTGAAGATCTCAAACTCACATGTACAGCGAATATTCTAGATATGGTTTCAGTTGATGGTATTATCGATAATAATAAAGAATTTCGGTTCTCTGGAAACTTGTATAAATTTGAGGCTCCTGTTGAATTTTATCAAGAACGTTTTGAAGAGCTTTTGCCTTAGTATCCTGCAATATCAGTGCCTGAAAAGGGCTCGGGCATATAATAAGAAGTCGTGGAAACACCCGGGGTCGGCGTAGATGGAATCTTGAGGTTGGCAATCTGTGAGGTTGGCAGCGCTGTGTTCCACCAATAAACGTTGGCGACAGTAATTGCGCCAGTTTTATTTGGAATATAAGCGGGATTCATCCACGTCCACGGCTGATCAGGAGATGGCCAAGTGAATGCGCCCGACACAGTTCCGGACGCATCAAGAACACCATTAATATAGGTCTTGAGAACACCCCCGCTCACAACCCAAGTTAGGTTGAAATAAGTTCCGGGAGTTGCCGCGAACGTAGTGACGATATTGGTGTTGTCAGCGCCAGCTGTTGCGTGCACGAGATGCATACGGTTCGCAGGGGGGGCGGCTGCTCCAGATCCAGTGACAAAGAGACTCGGCCTCCGGTAATTTTCAGCAATTGCATCACCGGCTGCCGGTGAATGGGTGAAGATATTACGCCAACCTGTTGCTGTCTGTGCGATATTGATATCGAGAGACATCGAATATGCTGGCGTTCCCGAATAGCCAGTAGGGGGCTTCGTAAATGTAGTCGGTGCGACCTGTGTATCGAATGGTGCCGACTGGATGGACTGTCCAGAAGCCCACACAACTGACCGAGGATCAATAGTTCCTCCTACCAGACAACTTGACCAATTGTTAAATGATTTTGTATACATACTATTTGAATACAAACTGTCTGGATTGCACACTGTCACTCCATTTGCAGAACCAAATACAGAAGTTCCACTGGGGCATGATCCTGATTTAATTCCTGTCGCTCCATTCAAATCAGATATATAAGCCAGATTTGCAGCTAATGGAAGACAGCTTACATTAGAAGTAACATTCGAAAAGTAGCTATATACATTCTGTGCATTCGGAGTCATGGCAGTTACCAAAATTCCTGCCTGTAAGGCTGGATTCGTAGAAACTGCAGCACCTCCTCCCGCACTGAGCAAAAGGCAGCAACAGGATGTACAAATGTTACATAATACACAGCCTATAAGAATAACTTGCCAAGGTTCAAGGTCAGGCATTTATTAATATTAGGTATTTTAATTAGGAATAAAAGCCTGTCCTCGCAGTACCGCCTTGGTATACACTGCGCACAAACAAAAGTGAATGTGCGGCCAGTCGAGTGCATCACGGTGATCAAGCTCAATCTTCATTGGGTTCATATTAACCTCCGCAACGAGTGTAATATGAGCCGTTGGGTCACTCATAGACTCTGCCAAATCAATCATGTGAGAGAGCCACTTGACGTGAGTCACATTCTTAGAATCGAACGCCTTGACAAATTTTGCAGTAATAGACATTTATTACTAGACCTATTTAGTTTTTAAGCCATTGCCGACTGGCAAGCGCCGCAAAATTCAGACTTCTGCCTGAAAAACATAAACCAAAGCGCGAGAAGTACAAGGACCCAAAGGAGAATATTCTGTTGCATTTACTATTCATCAAGATTTTCTTCCTGGTCTGAGTCTTCCTCCTCCTCGTCATCATCGGAAAACTCCTCCTCGTCCTCCTCATCAAGATCAGTTTCTGTTTCAGTCTCATCCTCAGATTCAGGTACATAATCATCATCAGATTCCATCTTCATAAAACCATCATCAAATGTCTTGAAACCTGCATCCTCCTCATTTGAGGTTCTCAGATATTCAGCAATAGACTCTTGACAATCCTCAACCTCATAGGTATCCTCTTCATACCTCCAAACGCCATCAGGATCCTCAGAAAGATATCTAATCACCAAAATGACTCCATCCTTTTCTACAATCTTAGCCAGAAGTGGGAGTGGTTTACGAGCACCCACGTCTGTCCAAACACGCACCAGTGATCCTGGTGTGGTCATTTATGTTGGACAAGTTAAATCTTTTTAAGTAAAATTTACGCGGCATGCTTGCGGCGGAGCTTCTCCTTGCGAGCCTTGCGACGCAGGATGTTGCGCATCACTGGTCCCACGCTTGGCGTCTTGCGAGCCTTGCGAGGGCGACCGCGACCACGCTTGGCTGGGTACCCCTCGAACATCTCGGTGATGAAAGCCTTGCGCTTCACTGGGAGCACACGGACACCGCCCACACGGGCTGCATATGGTCCGCGCTTCTTAAGGATATTGGAGCGCTCCTTGCGGTTAAACTTGGGGCGAATAGCCAGGGGAATATTCAAGAGATTCTTCAGGTACTTGGTAGCACGCTCGGTGCCACCTGGGCTCTTGTGAAACTTTGCCTTGGGATTGTACACCTTCCCACCCTTGGAAGTCTTGGAGATGTACTTGCCCTGACCAGTCATCATAATAACACGGCGCTTGGTGTTTAGGAACCCAGTGGGAACTGCCACACCGCGGGTTGATGGACTCTTCATTGTTACTTTTTAATAACAATTTAATTTAGCGCAGGGAAGAAAGCAGCTTGTTCAGTGGGCTCTTGGAAGCCCGCTTCTTGGAAGCACGCTGCTTGCGTGCAACGGCAGCCAGGTAACGGCGCATCACTGGTCCTGGACGGGCAGAGCGCGTCTTGGGAGCACGTCCACGACGCTTCATAATCTTCATGCCAGCCAGACCAATTGGGCTGAGCTTGGCACGGGGACCGCGCTTGGTGCCCTTGTTCTTGCGAACCTTGCGGACCTTCTTGATGGTCAGACCGGCAATCTGGACTGAGGCAGCCAGTGGGATAAACTTGCGGGTCAGCTTACCCTTCAACTTGTACTGCATAGCACCCTTGTCGGTTGGGTGGGGCTTGAGGGTGCGAGCCTCGCGCTCGGTAAGGATGTGACCGCTGACATTCATCTGACCAGCATAACGAGAAAGAGACATTTGTACTATTTCGCGAGATTTTTATTTTAACACTTCCATCTATTGCTGCACCCGAGGCAAGTCACATATGTTGTCTGCAAAAAGAGTTAGAACACGAATAGAAATAGAATGATTATAAAACTCACCATCGGTTCGTCCGCGCTCCTGGTCTGCAACTGGTAGTAGGTGGTCTTGACTGACTTGCATTTGCCGCACTTGAACTGTCCCACATAGTCTTCGTTTTCAGACGCTTTCTTCGCCTCCCTGTCGTTGTCCTTCTTCTTGGCTTTGAAGATTGCTTGAGAGTAAGGACCATTTGGGTCCAGGATATCTGCTGTGTACCACGCGAGCTTGGTCGACTCGATCTCTTTTGACTTGAGCCTATATGCGAGCTGAGAAGGAACCAAGTCAAGCTTCACAGACACCTTGTCACCCTCATCTGAGAGTCCGACTTTGACATATGAACGCCGCTTGAATTCCGCCAGCAGTGCGTGAACCTTCATCTTGTATCTCTCCTTGAAGAGCTTGTTATCCCATGAAGAAGTCCCATAAGTTTGCTTGACTGTCCAGTTGAGCACACTTCGCTCACAGTTTCGAGCGAGGGGACCAGCCCCGAGATGCTCAGAAAACTTTTTGCAAGTGTAGTCACGGAGAGGGTTCTGCATGGTTTACTGACTCTAGGGTTTCAACCTTAGGAGAGGACAGGACACGAAACTTTACTGGCAAGGGCACCTTTACGTCTGACCACTTCCAAATTACCTTTTTGTTTTTGGAGCTCATTGGACTCTGCTCAATCTTGAGATAGTGACGATTCTTGTGAAGAATTGCATTGATAATAGACTTTGGAAACCCAGTCCTACTTTTGAGATTTCGAACACTCAATGGACCATTCGACTGAACAAAGGTCTTGATCACAGTCTCTGCAAAGTTAGGATTGACCATTGTACTCTTTTTACCCGATTCCCTCTTAAGTTAGAGAGTTCAAACGTTTATTTTATAACAATGTATCCGGTTGTGGTTTGTACCACAACCCGCTGTCCCGTATGGGCCCTCCGTGATAAATGATTGCCACTGCTGCGCAGAACGTAAACTCCTCAAGGAATTTACTCGAGAATGTTCCCGTCAGGGTGTTCCATTATCGAAACTTCCTCACTGGATTCACAGAAAATATGGAGATTTTGTTGTTCAAAGAACTTTGTTTGGGGGTTCTCTAGGTATCTCACTCCCATGCGTCATATGCCGTAAGGCTCTCGACCGCATGTCGATTCAATGGAGAGCCCACATAGGAGACCAGTGGTTCAAGAGTAATGATTCTCCTCCAAAATCCAGGCCGACTCATAAACAAATACTTAAATTAAATTTTCGTGGGTAATACTAATGAGGTGGCTCTTGTCACTGATCCTGGGGTTGTTGATAGCCTGGATGATAGTTATGCATATAAATAAAATGCAGCCGGCTGTTTCATATTATCAAGCAGATACCATTCCCGCAGAAATATCACACGTCGATGACTCTCTCGTTGCAGTTGGTCTTGCACAGTTTCCAGACGTTCCAAGCATCATGGACACGATTGATCACCCAGTGCCAGCGTATGGAAAAGCTCCACCCCCCCGAGTCATCGAAGGTTCTCTCCCGGACCCCAACTTTACACCCAACCCAGCAATGGTCGCCGCTGGACCCTCCCCTTCTATCCCTTCATCCGGCACAATGAGCCCAATCTCAGGCAAAGGTTTCACCAGTCCTGCTCCAGCTCCAGGACCATCCCCAGCTCCTCCAATGACAACGCCACCAGTCCCAGCGACTCCAGCTCCAACTATGTCTTCAACTACATCGCCTGCTCCAATGCCAATTGTTCCCAATTCCTCATCTTATGAACAAGAACCTGAGGGGTTTAGTTCTGGGTCTCCTTTCCTTTCCTTGTAATTCCAAGGATGTTTTCAAGCTTCGAGTCTGATCTTTGAAGCGGCTTATTGCGCTTGAGTTTGAGAGTGCTCGTCTCAGTCGTTGAAGTTTCAATATCATTCATACGTTTAGCTCCCATTGATTTAGAATAACCAATAGAACCATTCGGTTTCGTTTCAACAGCTGCACCACTGCCAACAGTGACGACGTGCAGCTTTTCATGCGGCCAGTGAACCACCGGAGGTTCGATGAATCCCCCATATGACCGGAATTCCTCGATACTCATCGTTCCCCCGAAACATTTGAGAGCCCACCTCTTGGGAGCTGGAAAACACGGTATGCTCTTTCCAAACGCCTTCTTCCTCATAAGAGCTAAAAACATCAAAATCTCCCCGAAACGAGGAGTGTTCATATCAATCGCATATGCTCTTGCACACGGCCACGAGCAAAAGTTACCGATACACTCAAATCTGTCGAGCCTTTGGTCGTATTTTATAGGCAGGTGAATGCAAGGTCTCTGTGGGAGTCCGTGGATGCACCACCAGCAGAGTAAATCCTGGCTCATTGACTTAAAAACCTGAGAATTCTTTAAGAATAGATGAGCCTCCTATCAATTGACTGCGGAATTAAGAATTTAGCTATGTGTTTAATTGATCCTACGACCAAGCGCATTCAGAAATGGGATGTATCAGGAATCCCTCCAAAGCATGCGGATGGAATATTTCCATGCATGGTCAAGCACCTCAAGGAGAAGACCTGGACCCTGGAAGCCAAGACGGTTCTGATCGAGAAGCAACCCGATCGCAACCGTGGGATGAAGGGTATTGAAAACCTTCTTCACACGTATTTTTTGATACATGACAAAGATGTCGTGATTTGGGACGCCCGTCATAAGATTCCAGATGTGGCTGGAGCTGGAAAGGCAAAGTACAATGAGAGAAAAAAGGCGAGCATCCAAAGGGCGCGAAAGTTTATTGAATCCGAGGTGAATGAGGACTGGATCAAGTTTTTTGATGCTCACAAGAAAAAGGATGATTTGGCTGATACAGTTATGCAAGCACTTTCATACATCGATAAGCGCCCCATAGAAACGACTCCAAAAAAGGAGAAGAAACAAATGCCCAGAAAGCCAACAGAGAATCAGAAAAATACAAAGTACAGCAAGGCAAATTTAGCGTATTTAGTAAAGACGGGTGCAAAGCAAGATGCGCGGTTCAAGAAGGATCTCGCAAGGTACTACAGGGACCTAGAGGAACTCAAGAAGGAGTTTGGGGTTTGAAACCAAGAGTCCCGAAGGGACTCCTTGTGAGCTTCGCGAGGAAGAGAACCTTTGGTTCGACTGGGACTTTACAAAATCATCCTCTTCTGATTGCCAACGCGAATAGTTGTATCGATGTGAACCTTCTCACCCAACAGACTGCAAAAGTTTCGCTCGTCCGAAGGCTGCATCTGAGTCGACCAGAGGTAAGGATACTCAAGCTTCTCAAATATGCCCTTGCGAACCAGCATCCAGTTCATACCTGCATAGTCAACAGGGAGGTACTGAGAAGCACCCACGATATCCTCTGGACGAAGGTACTTGCCCGCTGGAAAATCATCAGAAAACTCGCGAATCACATCAAAATTCTGGAGAGTCTCAGACATGTAGATGCCAGCCGTCACATTGTGAGGACTCTCCAAAAGATTGAAAAAATCATCCGTCTTGAAAATTGCATCCTGACCAATCCACATCACAGCATCGTAGTCCTGACCCTGAAAGGGACCCTTCTCGGGGCTCCCAGCAACACACATCTGTCGGGTCAGGTTCTGAGCCACCATAATATCGTGACCACGTGTACTCGCCTGCATCATGAGCTCAGTCCATGAAAGCAGAAACTCACGCGAATACGTCTGACCGGGAAGACAGAAGATGATCTTCATTTGTAGTTTAATTACGTTTGAAGTCTCTATTTAGCACACGTCACAGATCCAATTTTTGTCCAGCCAGAATCTCCATTTGAATTGCAATCCTGTCCTGGATTGATAATCTTTGTCTGAGTATATTTAGGTGGAGGACCTCCTGCAGGACTTCCCACGGGTCCTGGATTCCCAGCTGGTCCTGGAGCCGGTCCTGGAGTGAAGAAACTTGGATTCTTGGAAATTAATAGAACAATCAGGAGACCAACGATCCCAAGGATAACCCAATTAACCATTTTATAATCTTACAATATATAAATGCAGGACTATATTCTCGCAGGTCTCGTTTTTCTGTTTTTTATAGTATTTATGTATAAAACTCAAAGCTTCTTTGCTCCTGGTCCACAATCTCCCTGTACCCCAAGCCCCCCTCCAAGTGGAAAGATGTGTCAGACGAATGCTGCTGGAATACCACACATGACAGCAAAAGCATGCCCTTCGAACTACCCAAATGCCTCCCCCACAGGATGTAACAATCAGAACTATTGTTGCCAGTAATTTTTTACTAACATATAGTAATGTGTGATTTACTCTACGACTGTGGAGGAGCAACAGCCTCTTCAAGTTTCACAAACACAATGAACCAATTGACATCTTCAACTTCAAATTATATTACTAAAAATGCTGCAAGTGCTTCAGCAGCTGTGAACGCCTACCAGACTGCATCAATTGATATCGATGGCGGGACATGGCCAGGGTGCACCATCGATATGAGCCAGGCAATAAATGTGAGTTCGCAGACGAGCGTTCAGTTGTCCGCCTCACAAATTCAGAATCTTGCAGATAATTTGTCAAGTAATATAGCTGCTCTCGCTAATCAGCAGGCGAGTGCGAGCTCGTCATTCCTGGGCGGGAGTGCCTCAAGTGCTACGAATACAACAAACACCACTAATATTACTTCAATTGTGAACAAGACTGTGAATAACGACACCTACACGACTATGTCCAATCAGGTCATGGGTAACCAGACTGGTAAAATTCACATCAAGGACGGGTGTCGCGCCCCCATTAAGTTGGATCAGAACTTTCAGGCAAATGTGCTCGCAACAAATATTGTGAACACAGTTTTGACTCAGCTTGGAGGTTTGTCTTCGAATGTCTCATCAACCACTGCTGTTACTCAATCAAGCGATGCAGCCACACATGGTCCCTTGGACTTTCTAAATCAGCTTGGTCCAATTGCCGCAGCAATATGCGGAGTTCTCTTACTTTTATGTTCAGCTGGAGCTTGTTTTGTAATTGTAATGATGTTCTTGCCCAAAAAAGATGGTTAAAGTCCATAAGCACTTATGGGAATAACTACAGGCTTGGGAGCACTCTTCTTGCCTCCAAAAAGAAGGAACAATATTATACAGAAAACAATAAAACCAAAGAAACTGGATGAAAGTCCAAGAATTCCACCTCCAGCAGCTAATGCATACGTTCCTGTGTTATCTACTGGGGCGGCAACTGTTGGTTCGGGAGCGGCATTGGGACTTGGGATGAGTGTCTGTGTCACAGGACCGCCAGATGACTGAAGAGATACTCCTGGCGAGGTGCTCGTCACAGTCTGTGCAAGACCCCCTGTAGGAGTTCCCGTGGTTTGAACCTGAGTTGTAGAACCACTGGGGGAGGCAACAACTGCAAATGTCGTAGGACCAGAACCTACTGGACCGGGGGCATTACTCTGTGCAACAACCTGCAAATTTCCACTCAGTCCCGTTTGTGTGACGGTGGGAGTGGCGGGGGGAGGAGGACACCCTGCTGAACTACCCGGAGCATTAGGAACTGTCGCTGTAATTCCAATAGATGTCTGGCAAGACTGATCTATAGTAGACCCCGCGTGCATTCCACCCTTGACTGTAGCCGATGAAAGACATAATTGAATGTTTGAATTACATGTCATATTATTAAAAACATCGGGTGCAAGGTATGGCTGAGTTGGGTCTGTAGTAACTGAGACACAGGCTCTTACGGCACAATTGGGAGTTATATAAGACTTGAGAGTAGTTATCTGTGGAGCAAACCATGTCGGGGCAAGTGCAAATGAAGATGCAAGTTGGTTAATGTCCGTACACGCTGTAATAGTTTTTCCTTGACACGCTGTAAATATATTTGCTCCAAAATTAGTAGCATTAAAACAATCACAGTATGTAGATGTAGTATTTATTGCACAGAATGTAGAGGCAATATCAACTCCTAAAAGTTGACAATCATCTCCTATATTCCCATTCTGTTGAAGGATCCATTGGTTGATTTGGGTTCTGATATTTTGAATACTCGGCCATCCATTCTGATTCTGTGTCACGCAGTAATTTAAAATCATAGCTTGTGCAATTTGCTTTCCGAGTGGTGAAGTGACTGAAGAAGTGCCTTGAGCTATATTTGCAATGAGAGTAAACAAAGTTGCATTCGTTGCCCAAGAACCATTCGAGTTTTCCTGACCTATTCTTAGAGCTTGTTGATAATCGTAATCTTTTGTGGTATTTGTGTAAAATCCTGCACAAGGAGACCCTGAACCTATTCCTGCATACAGGAGACTATCACAATATTTTTTCTGAATTCCATTCGGTCCAGCAAGATCAGAAGCTCCTATACCTGTGAATGCAGCAACTGTTAATGGATCAAAAGGATTTGTAATCAGTGAATATGTACATTGCAGCCGAAGGTCACACGTGCCACCCGCACAAGCAGATTGCTGTACCGAACCTCCGGCACCATACCATGCACCAGATACAACAGTACCTATATTTGTAGGACAATAATTCCTCGCAGGTCCAGGTGCACACCACGATCCTCTTTTTCTTATGTGATAAGTTTTTGCTTGACTCCAGTTATAGTGATCATCTGATCCACATAGAGACGAATAGGAGCCAACATCCATGCCTCCCGTTCCACAATTATTACTCTGATTACACTCTTGATGTCCAGCAAAATTTGCTCCTCCGTTTGTAGAACCGGATGCCATATATTGAGTTTTATAGCTTCCAAATCCTATAGGGTATTGACATGTACCTCCTCGGTTGATAGTAGGTGGGCAACATCCTCCATCTGCTTGATATGGTTTAGTCGCTTTTCCAGGAGGTTGACCTAAATTTCCACATGGGGGAGGAGTAGGAGGTGAACATGTGATAAAATGTTCCACAGGGTTGTTATCAAAATGAGCATCGTAACTTGCTCCAAGTCCCGCACAGCAACTCAAAATTTCACCATCTGTCTGATGTTGTCCAGGTCCTACACAACCACTGATTACTTGGGGAGTATTATTAATATAAGAAACCACAACAGGTCCTATTCCCTGACCATTATCCCCATTATCCGGACCACCATCAGCATTATAAGAAACCCCAACAGGTCCTATTCCCCAGGATAGCCCTGGCATCTATTGTAAGTAAAGATTTTTAACTAACAGTTTGGAACACTCGCTGGGAGTCCAGATGATTGACATTTTTGGTTAATGTATGCGCCTGGGTCCAAACTTCCTTGAACTGAGACACTTTGGAGACACATCTGAATATTTACGTCACATGATAAATTCTGAAAAGTGTCTGGAGTCAAGTAAATTGACGATTCATTCGAAGTTATATCTGCACATGCACCACATGTACATTTTGGAATTAAATTCTGTCTGATAGTTGCAATCTGTGGTGCGAAAACAGCAGGAGCTCGTGTAAATGATGCCAGTATATTGTTCAGATCTGTACACGCCCCAGTCGTTTTTCCTGTACAAGAGGAAATAAAGTTGTTTCCGTACTGATACGCTTGCCAGCAATTACAGTGTATAGAAGTTGGATTTGCTTGACAAAAGTGATTAATTATGTCAATTGCCTGAGTTTGAAGAGAACCTGCTCCATTGAGTGCCCACTGGTTAATCATTGTTCGAATGACTTTATTATCCGGCCAACCGTTTGGATTATTTACGATACAATAATTTGTAATAATGGTTTGAGCAAGATTCTTCCCGAGAGTAGATGAAACATATCCATTTCCAGTAGCAACACGTCGAACAACATTTATAAATGCAACAGTAGCAGCCCAAGCTCCATTTGAGTATTCTTGATTAATTCTAAAAACCTGTTGATAGTCAAAGTCTCCTGTCACTCGTGTATAAAAGTTGGCACAAGGTCCAAGTGTCATATCATTATAATTTTGACCATCACAGTATTTTTTTTGCATACCATTTGTTCCAGACAGATCGGAAGCTCCTGTACCAGTAAATGCTGAAACTGTAGTTGTATCAAATGGATTTGTGATTGATGAATAAACACACTTAAGTGTTGCGATTCCAGATGGATTTGATGCTCCACTCGATGCCACCTGATTATTAGGTCCATAATATTGAGCGCTTGATACAGTCCCTATCGCTGGACACGCGCTTGTCGGGCTTGGAGAAATGCATATAGTTCCACGGAGATGTCTACCATCATGATCATAACAATCATTTTTCCAGATTCCCGCGGATGTTTCCCCGCTATTACATCCGCTATTATTATTACAAGACTTGCTGATAGTAAAAGAAACTCCTGGTTGACCATTTGTCATATATGTCGTGCTAAAGGAACCCGCTATACTTGATACAGAACTTGTGGTTGACATCTAGTATATAAAAAGATTTTTACTTGAGAAGGTATGGTTCAGGCAATTATAAAGACTCCCCTGTACGACTGGGACGGGCGAAAATATCTTGAGCTTGAAGGAATTGGGAGGGTCAAGGTTCCTTTTAGGTATGGGCGTATCATGTGCAAGGTTTTAGGAGACAAAACAATTCATGAAATGGAAAAGGGAATGAAAGTTGAAGTGGTCATAGACATGAAGACATGGGACTGCGTCGTTCACAAGGTTATTTATTCTATAAAAGAATTAGAATGAGTAGCTCGTACCTCTGCACGACTCGTGAAGGTATTTTCCTGAATTTCACAAAAAAGATTCTTAATGGGCAATTCTTTGGTCTTGCGAGGCACGGAGTTGATTGGTACGCCTACTGTACTCATGCAAAGGACAGAACCAAGCCGACCCACGAGGGCTTCATTATCAAGTTTAACCTCGACCCCTATGGAAATGCAGTTATGCCGGAGGAGTTTGTTAAGGGTCTGGATAATGGAGTCCACCAAATTATGATTTATGACGATCACCTATATATTCAGGAGACCTACATCCAACAAATTCGCAAGATTTCACTCAAGGACAAGACGGAGGAGATTATTCACCCCTTCCCCAAAGCCATCATAGCATGGTACAAGTATCACGGGATGGAGGGTTCCCTTGAAGACTATGCCCACATGAACGCCTTGACTGTCCAGGATGACCGCTTTTACATTTCATGTCCTAAATTAAGATCAAAATTGAATGACGAGGGACATCCTGATCAGGACAGGAATCCTACACTTATTCGAGTCTTTTCAAAGGACTGGAAACAGATAGATGAAATAGATACAGGACGTTTCTTTTGTCACGATCTGGTCATCCTTGGTCATGATATTTACTTTGCTGATGCAACCAACACAATTTGCAAGGTAAATTCAGTGACTCATGAGGTGACTGAAGTTTGGACAGTTGACCCAGTCTCCCCAGATCTCCGGAAGATTTGCAGGGGTCTATCGATCAGTCAGGACGGCAAGGTGATTGTGGGAACCCATGACTTTCATGGAAACAACTATGTGGTGGATGTTTTGTCTGGTAAGCAAGTTCCTATAAGTGATACCCCATGCTGTATTATGAAAATTGATGGGACGGATTACTGTGATGAGCAGAGTCCCCTCAGACAGTCACATCTTGTAACCGGGTTTTCTAAGGATATTGCATTTGTAAATAAAATTTATGAAAAACTCAAGGAGGTCCACCCTGAACATATGGTTCCTGGAACCGAGGACCGTCCACCTATTTCTATTTTTGATCCAAAATTGAAGGACTGGGAGGATGCTCCGAGATATTTCGGAGAGGCGGACACCAAGAATGGGAAAAAGGTTTTGAGGATCAAGGAACTCCTGCTTCCCACTGGATTTACAGAGTCTGGTCCATATTTCCTGTATCCATCAGGAAGTGGTATGGATTGGCACACAAACATCAATAATGTAACAAATGATTCTGGGTGCAAGTATCTCAGACTGTATACTGTAACCTGCACAGGAGACTCTTACTTTCTGTATAGGCACCCAATCTCCGAACAGATTCATGCAGTCAAGGATGTTGATGGACAGTATATTGTCTTTAATCTCAAGTACCCAGACTTTAAAAACTTCTGGCATGCAGTCTACACAAAGAATGGGAGTCGTCTCTCATATGGTATGAAGTTTGGAAAACAGCAACTCTTTGAGATGCAGCTCAATAATATATGGAATCTTTCATATGATATGCCAATTGTTATGAGTGAAGTAAACCATGAGCAACAGCACAACTGGGCAAGCTTCAATCAACCAGTTTCCAATGAGTACTGTAACTGGATCCTTACTAATTTTACTTCAAAATTTAGTCCTTTTGACTTTAGTGAGGCGAAAGATATCAAGCAGTATTCGAGAGTAGGATTTATAGAAGATAGGTCCCTTTCGACATTTATGGCAGCAAAACTAAAAGAATGTAATTCTGAGATGTTTAGTTTCAAAATAAGCCAGTTTTCAGAATGTATTGAATATCGGGAATTTGATGAGACATATAAGAACACGGAAGACTGGATGATGGATGTTCAAGGGAAGAATATTCAAAGAAAACTCTCGGCAATTATGTTTCTGAGTGATCCTTCAGAATATGAGGGCGGGGAGCTTTGGATGATTTCAAGTACAGGGACGCATATGATTAATAAAAAAAGAAAAGGTGACATCATCGTGTTCCCAAGTTATCTCATGTACAGAATAAGCGAAATAAAGAAAGGAACTCTCAAGATTATTGCGTGCTGGGCTGAGGGACCGAGCTTTGTTTGATAACCAGCAAAACACATAGTATCACAATGCCTATACAAGACATGCACGAAAGACACCAGCAAATTAAACCAAGTATTCCTCCTCCTTCGTTACTCTTAGTACCCGCATCATAGTTTTGGGTTTGGTTGGCTGCACACGCCATACTCTGTGGGGGACACCCGGGATCGACCCTCCCTCCACAATAGTTACATACCAATTCAGTTCCCGATTTTCCCTGAGTTCCCGAATTCCCCTGAGTTCCCGAA